GTGGTTAAATGCCCCACCTGCGTTGTTTCTTATTGTCTTATCAAAACGACTTATGGTCTTGATAATTTTTTCTAAATCTAAATCTCCGTATTTCTTTTTAGCTAATGCGTCGTTTAGTTTATCCACATACCCTTTATAATGTTTGTTATAATGAAAGTTCATTGTCTCTGGGTCAATAAACTGTTTGAGGGCTGTATAGGAGTAAGGTAATTTTTCTATTCCTATTTTTTTCATTTCGGTAATCAACAACTCTTTTTCTTGGTTAACGTGGTTTTCAAGTATTTGGTTTTCTAGTTGTTGGATTTTCTCTTGTGTTTTTTTCATAATTTTGGATTATCCGTTATATATAAATAATCCGTAGTTGACTAATTTCGCAGATTATTAATTCTTTGTAGAATTTCTTCTGCCGCGTCGGCGGGGTGTTGGTCATCTCCCATTACTGTTGCGATGACTTGTTTTTTGTTGTTTAGAATATCGTAGATGATTCCTTCTATTGTATTTTCAAAGATTGGGTAATAAACCAAAACATTATTCTTTTGTCCGTAACGATAAGCTCGGTCTTCTGATTGGGCGTGGTCTGAAGGTAAAAATGACAGGTCATTCATAATAACCGCTTCCGCAGCGGTTAATGTAATACCAACACCTGCGGCTTTAATATTACCCACAAAAACTTTAACTTTTGGATTGTCTTGGAATTGGTCAACCGAATGTTGACGTTCAGGTTTTGACATTGAACCATCAAGTTTAACTGCGGATTTTCCAAAATGTTCGGTAATTTTATTTAAAGAATTTGTAAAGTTACAGAATATGATAACTTTTTTATCTTGTTCTAAAATGTTCTCGGCAAGTTCAATTGTTTGAGCAATTTTTTCATCGGCAATAATTTGTCTAACTTTTGTTAGTTTTGAGAATTGAACCGTAAGTGATTTTGATTCTTCAGGGTTCTTGTCGTACCAATCGTAATACTCCCCCATTACTTCCTCATATTGTTTTGATTTTAATCTTAAGTAAACAGGTGTAATAATTTTGTCAGGTAGGTCAAGAACATTTTCTTTTAATCTTCTTAAAGTTAATCCTAATGTTCGGTTTCTTAACTCTTCCAAATTTGATGCTCCTGTTACATTCCAAACTTTTCTTCCTCCAACATTAAATTGATAACCTTGACAATATCTGATTGCGTATGCCATCCAATTCTTTGCTACAGGTGAATCAATTAAACTTAATAAGTTAAAATAATCAATTGGTCGTGATGTCATTGGCGTTCCTGATAATAACCAAAGTCTGTCAATCTTTTTAACAATGTCATTAATTAACTTTGTCCTTTGTGCCGTAACATTTTTAATATAGTGAGCTTCGTCAATAATAACCAAATCAAAATTGGAAGCAAGAACTTGAGATTCATCTTTCTTTTTAGGGTCATGGAAATTTTTTAATATATCGTAGTTTATAATTACATAATCCGCTTCAGTACTAAAGTTTTTACTTTCCGCTATGTAAATTGTTTTATCTGAATAGTTTTCAATTTCACGTTTCCAGTTAATTTTTAAAGTTGCTGGACAAATTATTAAAACTTTTTTGGAACCCGACTCTAAAGCGGCAATAATGGTTGAAGTTGTTTTACCAAGACCCATATCATCTGCCAAGATAAACTTTTTATTTTCAACTAATTTTTGGATTGCTTCTTTTTGATGTTCAAGTGGTGGACGATGAGAGTATTTTGAATAATCAATCACAACATTTTTAACTGAATTGTCTTTTATAATTGCAGCTTTTGGTAACCAAAAATCGTGAAGTTCTTCACTATCAAAAACTTTACCCCAAATGTGGTATGCCTTTTCTTTATCCGCCAGTAACTTTTCAACCCAAACTTTTTGTGGTATTTCGGTGTATAGTTTATCGTCTGCTAACTTCTGTGCAAAATAGGCATCAAGAATCACCCACTTCTTGGCAACCTTTGGTTGCTTATCGTGGAACGATATAATATATTCCGATTGGCTTCTTGTTGGGTAGAATTTTTTGTTAATCTGTGATTTACGTTTTAATTCCAAAAGATAGTTATTACCACCCTCATAGACCTCAAGAATCGCCATCGCTTTTGACTCCAAACTTATTTCCATTCTTTTTAATAAAAGTTTGTCTTAAATATAGTTGAAGTTTGAGTATTTATCAATATATGCAGAAATTAGTTCCAATTACAAGATTAGGTAAGTTCTTTGGTGGAGAAGACTATGCCTTGGATACCAACATGGGTCAAGAGTGGTTAGAAGGTGATATGAACTTCACGGTTGTATTATATCGTATTGACCGATATAAAACAAAAACTGATAGTGTATATGGTGAAGTGTTGGAAAACGGGATACAATTTTTAGCTCCTGTTGAATTAAAAGGTCTTGTTCAAGTTATGGCACCTGCACAGAAATTTTTGGGTAGTTCTAAAGTTGAACAACAAGAGCCAGGTAATATGAAGTTTTCGGTTTACCAAAAACAACTTGATGACTTGGGAGTTGAAATATTTATGGGTGATTACCTTGGTTATTATGAAACCGAAGACCGAGTTAGATATTATACAGTTAATGATGACGGATATGTAAGGTCCGACAATAAACATACATATGCAGGATACAAACCGTTCTATAGAACAATTGTTGCAACATATGTAAGTGAAAACGAATTTAGAGGAATTTAATGAAGGTTGTTATAACAGAGTCACAGTTTGATTCTTTATTTATAGGTAAGAAAGTTATGGTGTATTACAATTTACACAAACATACTTTTTCTGTTACATATGATAGTAAAGTAATTATGCATGCTGACTATGTTAAATTGGGTGATGTTGAGTTTAGAGTTAGAAAAGGTGGTAAAGAACGAGTTCGTTCTGAAAAATCAAAAAACGTTCACGCGTTTGTAATAGGAAAATTATTGGACTATTGTGAATATCCTTGTGATGAAATACCAACACCGTCATCAGATAAAGTTGTAACGTATAATCCATATAAAAACGACACATTTGTATTTAAGAATACAGAAGAGCCTGTTTATCACGCACAAGAAGTTGATATGATAAACTCAAAAAATAAACTATTTGTTGTAAAATAAAATAATGCCGTTACCTAAAACCATAGTTAAACCAACTTTACCTTTAGTACCGAGAAAAGTTTTATCTGAAAGAAGAGAACAACTTTTAGAGTATATTAAAGAAGACGGAACTTATCTACCAAAGTCAGTATTACATGCTGATTTGGATAGGGGTATGTTAGACTTTGTTAAAACAGAACTTGAAGTTGTTACTGCAGGAAAAATTGTACCTATGTTGGATATCATTATTACAACACAAAACTGGTCACAATATTTAGAGACATGGAAGTTTGTGGATATGGATTACAATCCATCCCCGCCATTTATTACAGTGGTTAGACAACCTGAAGTTAAGTATGGTACAAACCCATCACTTCAATATACAATTCCAAATAGAAAACAATTTTATTATGCTTCCGTCCCAACTTGGAATGGTAATGAACAAGGTATGGACATTTATACAATTCCACAACCTGTTCCTGTTGATATCAAATATAGTGTTAAAATTATTTGTAATAGAATGAGAGAACTTAATCAACTTAATAAAGTTGTTATGCAAACATTCTCATCAAGACAGGCTTATACCTTTATTAAAGGTCAATACGTCCCAATTATTTTAGAAAACGTTTCAGACGAATCTCAAATGACAATGGAGGCAAGAAAATACTATGTTCAGAATTATGACTTTACAATGTTAGGATATCTAATTGATGAAGATGAGTTTGAGGTTAAACCTGCAATTCAAAGAATCACACAATTATTTGAAATAGATACAACAACAAGAAGACAAAAAATAGACAAGTATCCAAAAAATCCTAACGAGTTTCCTTCTGAATTTGTTTTTGTTTCAGGTAATACCACTTTAGTTGATATGATTGATTTTACCGCAAATATGTCTTTGGTGGGTACAGACAATATTAATACTTATGATGTTTACATTAACGACGACTATTACGGTAGTGATGTTTCAGTAATTCAAATTACAACTAATGACATTTTAAGGATTGAAGTTACAAAAATTAATAACACTCAGGAATCAAAAATAACCTTTAATAGTGGGTTAGTTTAATCTTCTCCGTATATATCTTTCTTTTCTTTACATTTTTCAAAAATTAAATTTTCTAAAAATTTATAAATCTTTATCCCACGTTTATCACAGTACTTTTTCAATATATCATGAGATTCAGGGGATATTTTTATGTTCTTGATTTCTTTCTTTGTTTTCATGGTGAGAAAAAAGGCAGAATTAATTCCTACCGTTTATAAATAGTTACCTAAAAGTAAAGTTTTTTCATATAATAATGAATATTTATCTATAAAATAAATCTGTAACAGAATAATTTAATAATGGCAACAGCACAAGCAAATCAAAAAGTATTCGTATCACCAGGCGTATACACATCTGAAACCGACTTATCATTCGTAGCCCAAAGTGTGGGTGTAACGACTTTAGGTCTTGTTGGAGAAACTTTAAAAGGTCCAGCATTTGAACCAGTATTCATAACTAACTATGATGAGTTCCAAGCTTATTTCGGGGGAACAGAACCCGTTAAGTTTTATAATACTCAAATACCAAAGTATGAGGCGGCATATATTGCTAAATCATATTTACAACAATCTAACCAATTGTTTGTTACCAGAGTTTTAGGTTTATCGGGTTATGACGCAGGACCATCATGGACTCTTAACGTCACAGCCAATGTAGACCCAACAACTATTGGTAACCCATCTACAGGTGTTACGTTTACCGCAGACTTCACAGGAAGCTCAACAGGTAATACAATTACTTTTGTTGGTGGAGCGTTACCTGCTGAGGTTAGTGCGAATTTAAATGTACAATATAGATTAGAAGACGGTACAACATCAACATTACAAGATGACTTTAATACTTATTTAGATGGTATTATGGATATACCATCAACCTCAGCAACAACTGCGGTTATTTATGGTGCTATACCTGAAACTGATTACCAAACTTTAGTTGGAACATATACAACAGATTATAGTCCATATGGATGTGAAAATAATTTTACACAAAACGAATTAACTGAAGGTGCTAACGATTCTTGGTATTACGCTAACTTTGAATTTGAAAACAACGACTCATTAACAGGTAATTATACAGGTTATTCATTCTACTATACTGTTTCTAATTTAGTTTCAGGAGCGTCTAGTACATTTACAGGAACTATTGTTGGTAATTCATACACATTTACTGGTACTGCGTATTCAGAATTTAACAACATGGTTGTCGGAACTATTCGTTCAAGAGGAATTTCTCTTTTTGATAATAGTAGTACTAGTGAAAACCACGGTCCCATTTATCAAGTAAGTGGACTCACAGATTTACAATTAATATGTACTGGTCAATATTCGGGTATTACAAAATCACCTTACGCTACTTTCTTATTATCAGGTGTGACAAGAGAATTAGATACATTCTCATTTGAGACTTCATTATTGGCATCATCGGCAAAATATATTACTAAAGTATTGGGTGTTGATAATTTTGGTAAATCAAGATTTGAAGTACCAATTTATGTTGAGGAAGCATATCAAGCGTCTTTAAATTATGCATATAACCAAGGTTATATTCGTGGGTTAGCGTGTGATTTAATTGCATTACCTGATGCTAGAAGTGAAAATAGTTCATCAATAGCATATAATTTAGAGCAGTATCAATCACCTGAAACACCATTCTTAGTTTCAGAATTAAGAGGTAATAAAGTTTACAAATTATTCAAATTTATTTCAATCTCTGATGGTGATTCTGCAAATACTGAAATTAAAGTATCTATTGCTAACTTATCATATAATAATATGTCATTTGATGTATTAGTTAGAAATTTCTTTGATACTGACGCAAACCCTATTGTAATTGAAAAATTTACAAATTGTAATATGGACCCAGGTACAAATAATTTTGTAGCTAAAAAAATAGGTTCGTCTAATGGTGAGTTTGCTTTAATTTCAAAATATATTATGGTTGAAATGGCAGATGAAGCACCAATTGATGCATTACCTTGTGGTTTTTATGGATACACTCAAAGAGAATATCAAGATTACACTCTTTACCCATCACCATATCCTAAATTTAAAACAAAATATTATTTTCCAGGTGAGGTTGTTTCTAACCCACCATTTGGTTCTGCGGCAGGAGGAGCTCCAGTTCAGTCTGCAGGAGATATCGTTAGAAGAAATTATTTAGGGTTTTCAAGTCAATTTGGTATTGATGAATCTTTCTTAACATATAAAGGTAAACAAAATCCTTCAAATTGGATTTCAAATCCTTTGGCGGTTGGTCAACCTTGGAATGTAATAAGTAAAGGTTTCCACATGGACTCAGGAGCAACGGTTGTTACACTTGGTAATCTTGTTGTTGATAGTGGTCAAACTGCATTTGAATGTGGTGTTGCTGAATTTAGAGAAGACCCTGGAACACAAGAAAACCCATACTACTTTATTTACTCAAGAAAATATACAATATGTTTCGCGGGTGGATTTGACGGATGGGACATTTACAGAGAGTGGAGAACTAACCAAGATAGATTCCAATTAGGTTCTTCAGGTTATTTAGCAGGAGCATCAGCATCTTCAAGATACCCAACCGC